CCACATATTAGCTGCACTAGGCTCCATCCCAGAAATATTAGCTACCTGTTCTACCATGAGTGTATCTAAATTCATTAGCTGCATAATACTAGGTGGACTGTTTGCTGCCGTAGCTGTGACTGCGAGAGCGAATAAAGAGCGAAAGCTTGGCAAGGTAATGTGTGACGTCAAGGCGACAACGGGAGTAGCAGCAGATTCTGCCATTGAGTGGCTGGAATTAGGAATAACCAATGCTGACACCCTAATCCAAATAATTATGGGTGTCCTCTGTTGTGCTGTCGCACCTCACACAATCTTCTCTGTTTTCCTCACAATAATAGCTGGATATATCGAAAGAGCCTCCAATGTGAATACCAACCGAACAATGCTGGACGATGCCTTCATAGGAGCAGGGACCCCGATCATAGCTTCAATGTGTTCATTTCTGGTAAGACTCGCAATGGCATGGCATGACGCACCAAATCCTAATCACAATTCAATCAACATTAAGCACCGCGTTGAAGGAGTCGAAGCCACGACTGAGTTCTCATCCGTCTTCAATGCTTGCAGAGCAGCGGTCAATGTAGTACGCAAGAAAGTCGGAGTCCCGCCAACAAGCCAGCCAATGACAATGGGGGAAAAGATGTGGTATGCCACAGAGAACGCAAAGAACATTGTCGGTGCTCTTGCAAATGGATTTTGGGAGGCGGTGAAATTTGTAGTGATGTGGATATGGAATAAGATCTTCCCAACCACCAAAAAGACGCCTACCCCAACATTTGAGCAATACAGCGAAGAGGAAGTTGAAGAGACAGCTAGAGCTCTGGGTGTTGGCAGTAGCTCAAATGAGCTCAGGGCGACTGACAACACGTACGAGGAGATAGGAGCTCAAGAGTCCGTCAGAGAGAGAATCAAGAGGCGTTTGAAGGAAGAAGCAGAAAGACCTCGAACGTCACACACGGCCACCGAGGCGACTATAAACACCACTGTGAGATGGGCTTCAAGCACTATGAACAGGTTCTTCAACAACGCTGAGACTGAGAACTGGATGACCAGAATGTCCCATAGAATAGCCAGAGAAGTCAGGCAGCCAAACACCGTGAACAAGATGTCAACCACTACAAGAGAAAATCTTGCTAAATGGAGCCGTCTCTCAAAGTGTCCTGACACCAAACCATCGCTACATCTTGCTGGTGTCGAAACTATCCGCAACACTTCCGACTTGGCTTTAATCAAGCGAAAACCGTTCGTCAAACAACTCGGCTACGTTCTGTTTGGTAAAGCCAGTGGTGCTCTCGATGATGAAACAACTATCATTCCCATATTCAACGTCAAGGGTGTGCCACACACGCAGCGGCTAGCAAGTGAGATTCCTAGTGACTTTGATCATAGGTACTCAGCGCCACGCCATGAGCCGGCTATTTTTGGGTTTTGTCAAACTGGTGGGCATGACGTTGTCATGCGAGCCTCATACTTCCACGACAATACCGTGAATTTCCCTTTTGCAGGTACAAAGATCAGTGACCATGACTTCACAAATGCCCAAAAACTACTATACTCGGCAGATATACAGCGGAACTGGAAAGACGGGCCCCACGGTTCTCTTAGGGGAGTGATGTCTCACGTGATGCCTAACCCCGTTGGTACTATTGTTGGCAAGGGTTACTACCGCGCTTTTCTCATACAAGAAATAGTCGATGTATTTAAGAAATTCAGCATTATGTTGGATTTGTCTGCTGGCAATGGTGGGTATGTGCAAGCTGCGATGGAAATGAATAAGGACTGCCACAAGACCATATTTTACAATACACTCAACAAAGAGCGCCATGCTATGCCCAAGGTAGCACTACTTAAAGACAGTGGTCTATGCAAGGCCTATCATCTAGCCAGTCAAACATCAGGAAACATTATGGAGAACTACGTCCTAGACACAATCCAAAACCAGATCAAGGAAACTGATCGGCCAGATTTGATGGTTTGGGACGCAGGAGAGTCTAATGCCAGTGCGGACGAGGAAACAGCATGGATGACCAACAAATGGCCAAGTTTAACCAGGGCAAGAAATTTGCTTCTGCGGAGAGGTGGTTGCATGCTTATAAAAGTGATGGGGTGGCAAGACAGAACTATTAACGGCATACACAAGTTATTCCTCCCTTTCAAACGGGTTGTGTCCTTCTGTGTTTCATCAAACTCACTTGCCAGCCGTCAATGGTATATGTATGGAGAAGGTTTTGATCCCTGCACCACACTCAAACTGGCTGATTACTTGTGCCATGTACAGTGTGAAGGAATGCGGCGAATCAATAAGGCCATCGCCGTTTACCGAGCTGAAATCGACCACGCTAAGTACAATAGGCACTACATCTTCCCGACGTACCGCAAACATTGGATTACGCCAGAGCTAGAGGTCACAGGCTTCCAAGCTCCCAGGGCATTCGAAGACACCCCGTTGTTCAAAGCAATGGATGGCACTATGTTTGACCCACAGTTCAAAATCCGCCGTGAGCAACTGATAAGCCATCTACGAGCCAAAATAGGCTGGCAGATTATTCCAGGACTTCCAACTAATTTCCAGAATTGTCGCTCAATTGGGTTCGCTAAAGGTGTAGGTATGCGGAACAAGGCCATCAACCAGGCGACAGATAAACTCATTGCAGAAATGATGAATATGGAATATGGGATTGACGGGCGGACCGCGAGCATAGGTCATACGCAGACAGGCCCTGAAGCCACTGCCAGAAGTTATGCCAAACGGTTAGATAAGAATCCCCACGGTCCACCACCAGACATAAAAGCTGTAATCCAGGAAACCATTCCACACATGTTCACCCCTAGGGGCAAGGAACTGAAACACACCTTCAGTATATCTACATTCGAGGAATGCTTGAAGTGGATAAACCCTAAGGGATCGGGTGGAAAGTTGGACAAGCACAGAAACATGGGAGACGCCTGCAAGGATCCTGCATTCAAAGCTGAGGTGCTGCGAGAAATGGAAAATCTGAGGCTAGGAAGAATAACACATGCCTACACGGTCACTGCTAACAACAAGACTGAGACTAAGGCACGCAAGAATATTGATAGCCAAGGCCGACTCCAATTCACGAACATTCGCCGAGACCCTGATGAAGGGCGGCAAATGGATGCTCGCCAAATCCAATTTTATACTCTAGTAGGTAGGATGCTGGACCTCATGCTGTTTGGAGCTATCATTGAGGCAGATGCTGAAGGTGAGAGCAAGCTACTCCTGGGTAACATCACTGGATTGCCTGCTCACCTCACTGGCACAATATTGAAGGCGCAAGCTGATACATTCGTGATTCCCCAGTACCGAGAGATTATCGATGATGATAAGCCCACTCGGACTAAGCGATATTACACTGCTGCAGGCCGAGAGTTTTTTGGAAAGAGATTGCCGGATAAGCTCACGCTAGCTATACTGTGTGGAGATTTCTCAAGCTTTGATGGCACCGTAAGTCCAGACGAGCACATTGACATAATACGTGTGATCATGAACCACTTCCTTAAACCTCAGCACCACCAATGTTGCAACAATCGATTCCGCCACGTGGTATTCAAGTTCGTTCTACTAGAAACTGGAGAAGTAATTGAGGTCGAGGGACAAGTGTGTTCCGGGTGTGGTCTTACCTCGTTCGGTAACAAATCAATAAACGACGTTCTTCACGCTGCTGCCGGTTCACTGGCTTTAGGAATTTCTCCTGAAGAGTACTTAACGATACTAGGATGGATAGAGATGGAAATCAGAGGGAAGAAGAAGAAATTCTACATTACAAGGATAACCACAAATGCTGACGGAGATGACAACATTCATCTTGGAGACAAACGCGATATGGCCATCTACAATGATTTCTTAATAGGTTTCATGGAGAGCTGTGGAAAGAAAGTAAGGAGCGGCAATGAATCAGGATACAAGAGCATGCACCGATTTGAAGACTTGGATTTCTGTTCGCATCAATATCGCCGAATAGTCGTGGGACCGTATGTCCGGACCATGAGGCGTGGTGCCATCCTTGGTCTGGGCGAAATAGCTAAACAAAGAGCTAAATTCACCAGCAAAGACCGCGTCTATTATGCACAAACAAGGCCCCTGTCCATCATCCTTGGTAAACTCACTCTAACGATGCAAAGATTATGCACCCAGTATGACCCCAACGACCGGGGTTTAGCAATGGCGACAACAAAGGGAAAGACTATGTCTTACGCCCTACAATATGCGCACATACTTAGAGTGCGAAAAGATTGCCTAGGGCTACTAAGTATTCTACCCAAAGGCGTAGCACCACAATTTGAGTCATGGAACTATGAGAGACTCTTTGGTTGCGAGCTTGGACATGAAGTCTCTGTCACCACATTAGAGGGAGCATTGAAACACATCTATGGCGTGGACAGTTTTGATGAAATCCAAACCATCGACTGGCGAGAGGAACGGGCTATGGTTGATGCACTTGCTTACAACGCCAAGCTCTTCGGGAAATATTGTTGCAAAACAGTCCGAGAAGGAGCCATCATGATGCAACCCGTGTTCTACAAGTATGGTCAACAGAACCCAGATGTGTGGAACCTCGACACGCGGTTAAAATCTCTAATGATCGATGCTACATTCAATCAAAACGTCCCTTGGGGCCCTTTCTTCTTTAATGTCACCGAAGGCAAGTATGACACACGACGCGCAAAAAAAGCAATAGAGAAGGCAGGTGGTGAATTGGACTTCAACTACTGGCATAGATTCGATGAGCCTGAGGACGAGATTGAAGCACAAC